GAAGATAATGTAAGTGACCCTTTAACTAGATTAGAGGCAAGATCAGTCGCTGTTCAATTTATTGCAGACCTAAGAAATCATGAATTTTTTCATGAGTGCATGGGTTTTGAAAAAGATGATAAGGGTAAATCAATTTATCAAAAACCAATTCATTCCAGTGAGTTTGTTTCACATAGTGTTTATCTCGGTGCAGATGAAAACGAAGGAGACAATTCTGACAATGGTCATTTTGTTATCGATACAGATACAGGAGACTTTGTAATATAATTATAGAGGAGGGCAATTAAGCCCTCCTTTTTTTTAAAGGAGAATAATATGCCAGTACAACATATACATTGGGAATGGGAAGAGGCATTTAACAAATTTGGATTTGGAGACGGAGATGAGTGGAATGGCACACATTTAGTTGAAGAATTTCTTCACAGCATAGGTTGTAAGGAAGTTGAGTGTGACTCTTGGGGAATACATAATTACATGATTTTCCGAATAGTAGATAAAGACGGCAAAGAATATGAGTTTGATGGTTATGAAGAACCTCAAAACGTTTTGCCAAAACATATAGTTGAAAAACTAGATAAGGAGTTTTGATATGACAGAACATGAATTATTAAAATTATTAGACAATACTTTTTATGATGTGGAGTTTGATGTTTATCAAGACATAGAAGGTATATTAAGAGTAAACTTTGTCATTGATGAGGAGGAGGATGAATGACTAACAAGGAGATAGATAAAAAATTAGAAGATATCGAAAGTAGATACTACAAAGGTCATGAAGCTACATCTGTTGATATAGCTGATTGGTGGTCTAAAGAAGATCAAAAACAATATAAAAGATTATTAACATTGAGGAGGAAAAATGAAAAAAATAATTAGATACATCCTGTGTAAGTTTGGTGTGATTAAACCACAGCCAAGTTTAATATGGAGAAACATCCTAAACAATGAGCATACAGGTGTCATTGGTTATGGGTATTGTAGAAAAGATTTAATCAAAGCAGAAGATAAGTGGAGGAGGTAAGATGACTATTGATATAGGTCATAACTGCATTGGGTGTCATGAGGACACCCAGTTCGGTAGTGGGAGGTTTGTTAATAGAATCCCTGCGGAAAATGATGAGTATAATGGTTATTTGTGTGTTGATTGTCAGTCAGATAATTGTAACGAGTGTGATAAACTAACACATGAATATTTCCATGATGATGACGGCAATTTTTTATGTGAAGATTGCTATATGGACAAACTTAAAAAAGGTCTAACGAGTGACCATTACGATATATTGGAGGAAGTAATATACACACCATGAATACAGCAGAAAAATTATTAAATATTTTTAGTGAATATCTTGATGACGTTACACTAGAAGAGTTTTTTGATGATGATTGTGGATTAACAAAACAAGGTCAAGAATTATTAAATGATATAAAGAATGTATTAGGAGAGGGCGTTTAGCCCTCTTTTTTTTGCTCTATTTCTTTTACTTCTGTAAAGTCAGCGTCAATAATATCTCCGTACAGTTTGCGTATATCTTTTAATCTAGACTGTACTTGGTCTAAGCTCATTGAATCAATAGAATTAACCACATGAATGTTTTGTGCATGATTGTAAAATCCTGCCGCCTGACCTCGATTCTTTTCAGCTTGAACGGCTGCACTCCAGGCATTTTTTTCTTCTGCTTTTCTGGACAGTTCGTCTAATCTACTGACGTGTCTGTCATAAGTAACGGCAGTTTTGTGTTGCATTTCTTTTTTCATTTCATCGATGTATCTAACAACCTCAGGGTGTTTCTGAGGATTCAATAATTCAGATGCTGTTACAGTTGCTCTGCTTTCCCCATATCCTGCACGTTTTGCCGCCTCTGTGGCTGTAATCTTTCCATCATTTGAAACGTATTCATTAACAAATCTAAGTTGTTTTAACGTTAAGCGTTTAGTCATACGCCTATATATAGAAGATATCAAAAGTTAATTCTATTAAAAAATTAAGTAACTCCTGAGAGAACTAAAACGTACTATGAAGGTACTAAGTAAATCATTGTAATATAAAGATTAATTGGTCAAAGTACGTTAGTACGTTGATTTTCAGAGTTGAAGGATAAAAATTATACTACTAACTTTTAATTTCTTCTATATGTGTTACTATACACCATGCGAAATTATAAAAAAGAGTACAAAAACTACCATTCCAAGCCAAGTGAACGTAAAAGAAGGTCTTCCAGAAACAAGGCCCGTAGAAAATTAGGCGATAAAAAAGGTTATGACGTTTCGCACCGTGATTCGAACCCCATGAATAATAAGAAAAGTAACCTCAAACATTCAAAACCATCAAAAAATAGGTCATTTAAACGCACAAAAACGGCCCGTGAAGCCTAATCTAAGAAAAACTTAGGATCTTCCGTTACTGGTGCTAAAATTTTTCGGAGAGCTTCAAACCCTTGACCGCGAACCGTGTCCCATTCTTCACGAGTATAAGTCCTATCATAATGAGGGTTCCAAAACGTCACCGTAATCGTGCCACATTTCGTGCATTCATGTATCCTTTTTACAGGACTATTAGGCAGTATCATGACTACCTCCTTTTCGGTGCAGTATTATATGATGTTTTATAAGATAAGTAAAGCCCCGCACGACAAGTGCGGGGCCGGAGGAGCGGAAAGTTGGTGGTTTAACGGGCCAAATATGAATGTTGGGAGTCGAACAACCCGAACCACCTTCGCTTTCACCTCACGGATAAGCTAGATACTTTCCATTTACCTATAAGGTATGTTCTATCCCGACTTTAAAAGGGCGGTTCGCCCTTAAACTCTATAACTGGTTTACTCATTCGAAATCGTGTAGTTTTTGAAACACTCTGGGTCAAGCGGTGGTCCGTAGTAGTACGTAACGGCCTCACCTTCGGTCCATGTTTGGTGGTAGTAGGTATCTTCATCGATTTCCCCTTGTGAGTGACAAATCTTACACTGACCAATTGATTCTTCGTTTTCAAATTTAAGTCTAACATATCCATTTCCTTTGCAATTGTAACATATCACTTCCAACTCCTTTGATGCGTGTCATAATATCGTATAATTTTTTCATGCTCTGCTCTGCCTCTCTTCGGTATTGTATAAGGAGAATTTTCAGGAGGTTTATAACCGTTCTTTAATTTACGTCTATACACGGCGCCTAATACAGAATTCTTACTACGGCCAAAGATAGTGCCTATCTGTGAATACGAATACTTTTCTTTTAACTTTTCAATTAGATCTAAATCTTTTTCTGTGTATTTTTTTTCAAACTTACTTCTCATTGTACTTTCTCCCTGTGGTATACTTTTTTAAAATCAACTTCGTTAGGACCAACAACTGTAAGAATTGATTCAACAAACTCTAATAAATCAACGTTTGCGTATGCGTTTATTTCGTATCTGTAACCTTTATAAATGCATGCATAAAAAGTGTATGTTATTTCGTGTCCATTAAAATTCTCTGTTTCTTTTTCATTGGTGTTTATTATTTCACAACCTTGAACTGTTAGTTTTTGTATGGGGATTTCTTCCAAACCTTTCCTTGCCATGTCTCTATAGTAATCAATCAACTCCCTTACTGTTTGTTTACTTTTCATTCGTATCTCCTTATTATAATTCTATGCAGTCTTTCCCATTGTAATCTAGTGGCTACCTCCCGACCGTTCCGTGGTTCGCGAAGCGCTATCTTAGACAACTTCGCATACTCTCGTAGTAATCGTTCTTTCATTGGTGTCTTGCGGCCCATTCTATACTTTCCTTTCTATTTAATTTTCTCCTCTTAAAACATTATTGTGTTTTTCAATTTGTTTCAGCAGTATCTCAGCTTCTTTTTTAAGAAAGTCTCCTCTAGTTTTTAATCTTTCTTTTTGCCTAGCAATACCACGAGTTTTTAGTTCCTCTAACTGCCAGTTATATTTCTCTGCCAGTCTTTCTGTATCTTCTACATTAGCTTGACTTCTTTTGTTTTCAGAAAGTCTACTTAACTTGTCGTTGTATATTCGCATTAAAAAACTTCGATGTTTAAAGGCTTTTAATCCTTCTTCTGTTTCTAATACACCTTCCGCAAGTTCAACATGTCTTTTTATTTTTTGCATACTTCATTCTCCTAATTTTATTAACACATGACGTAACCATGAGTCTTCCTGTTTTATCTCATAATACAACCAAATACAATAATCATCATCCCCTGGACAAGTTCGCATGAAACTCCAGAACGGGGAAAAGTAAATTAACATCCCCGTAATGATGATCATTGCGAGCCATTTATTCACGGCGCTTGACAATTTCCCCTGCAATCGCAGAGTACGCCGCCAGATCAACATAGCTATCATGTTTCGTTGCATGCATACTTCTTGCGATCTTTACTAAGCCCATCATAATAGCAACCTGATCAGGACGAACAGGCGTCTCGAGATACGTGGACCATAAGTCAGCAATGCGAGTATGATTCACAAGTTTATCACCGTAGTCTTCATGGCGATCACCAGCCACTAGATCTTTCGCTTCTAATAATATGTCTTCACAAATCACTGAAGCCTCGCTCTCTCTTCTTGCGAACGCATTCTTTTTTCATAATACCCGCGCAGTTTTAACATTTCTATTTCATCTTCTCTACCTTGCCACCAACGACCTAAATAAAAAGCAATGCCCCAAGAAATACCGATAGTTAATAAGTGCCAAAAATCAAACATCATGCGGACCCCTCTGGTTCTGTTATGGCAAGGTAATGTTCCTCGCCTATCTCGTTTCCTAAATCCCATTGAACGCGTACCCAAACATCAATGTTATCACCACCGTGTTTATCAACGAATTCTTGAGACGTCATCTCTGCAGCATCTTGCTCCATATCCATAAGCCAGTTTTTTACACTACCCATTTTTCTTCTCCTTATGTTTATTTACTAACCATACAATCTGATTACTGATGGAACGTAAATCTTTATCTGCTAACTTCTTAAGATCTTTCCACGTATTAAGTGGAACTGTTACAGACTTATATTTATCCGTGTTCATAAAATTCCTTTCTGGCCAAAAGACCGTGTGTTTATAAAAAGTAACTAATCTATCTTCCATAGCTTTCTCCTTAATATAAAAGACAATATAAGAATTTATTTTATTAAGTCAACCACTCCTTTAATTCTTCGCCTAAAACTTTCGCGGCAATGTCTATTTTATTTCGAAGACTCTTAACAATTTTTTCATCGACAGTCTTCTCTGTCATTAAATCAATGTAAGTAACGCTTTTGGTCTGACCAATACGATGCGCTCTATCTTCTGATTGAATTCTTTTTTCTAAATCGTAGTTGTTAGAATAATAAACAACAGTGCTTGCGGCGGTCAACGTCAAGCCGTAGCCGGCGGTCTGTTGATTACCTACAAAAAATCGCAAGGAATTGTCTGGATCCTGAAAGCGCTTGACAATCTCTTGCCGTTCCTTATCTGGTGTGTCACCAAAATAAGTTGATACACTATCGACCCCGTATTCCTTTTCTATCTCCTGTCTGATGTTACGAATATCTTGTCGATAGTTAGCCCATATAATAACTTTTCCATCTGTTTCAGCAAGTATATTCATTAATTCTTTTATACGATTATTTTTAAATGTCTGGATTTCTCCGTCTTCTCCTGTAAGATGCCCGCAACTAATTTGATGTAGTCGTAATAGTTGTGTCATTACAGTAGGCGCCGTAACCAAACCACCCTTCTCAAGTTCTGCTAAAGCAAACTCTTTCATTGTTGAATACGCTTTCTTTTGTTCGTCTGATAACTCAACAACTCTCTTCGTATAAACTTTAGGTGGTAGATCTAAACAATCTTCTTTCAATACTCTATAGGAATAAGGTTCTAATAATCCACTGAGCTCACCCAAGTTTCGGTAACCAACAACTTTATTAAAGATGTGTGTACCAACATTTGTTTTTACCTGAATGCAGTATCTACTTTTAAAACTGTAGTAAGAAGAAAATCCTAAGATCGCCGGATCAAGAAATTCACATTGTGAAAATAAATCAATCGGATCTTTTGTAACAGGAGATCCTGTTAGAATTCTTTTAAACTTCGCAAGTGTACCAAGCTTTAAAATATTTTTTGTTTGTTGTGCTTTTGGATTTTTTATCGTGGTGCTTTCATCTACCGCCATCAATGCACGATGACCATTTAGAAAGCGTTCCGCGAACCGTGCACCCTTAGTCGTACGAAGCGCTTCAACATTCATTAATAATATGTCGAGCGTCAGATCCTTCGGGTCCTTTATAATACTCTCTAACAATTCCTTCTCTGTCTTATTAGGAGTAGGTGTCCACGATACAACATAAGGTTCAACGTGATCAGGCAAGTGATTAGGTATTTCTTGTTTCTCCCAGTTACGATACACGCCCTTTGGTGCAATAATAAGAGCACCATTAATATAGCCTTGGTCATACAACATAGACATATTATCAATGAGAACTTTCGACTTACCTGTTCCCATTTCCATGAATAAACCATAGGATTCTTTCTCCCATGACTTTTCTAATGCAGTTTTTTGATGTGCGTACGGCACAGTTTTAAATGGATAATCCATAGTTTTCTCCTCTAGTTAGTAATTTTTCTTTCTAAGTATGCATTTAATGCTTGATTTATTTTTTTGCAAGGACTAAATGGAGAAAGAAGAAAGCTTATGACAGTTTATGTAGTACAAGAAAAACCAGGAGTAGATATGACAGATGCTCTTCGCTTTGGTGATTTCCAAGAGTTATTGCCAAGAAAAGATCAATTAATCATTAGTGCTAAGCCTGTTCTTTTTTCGCTTAAAAAAAAGTTAGAGAACTTTTCTGACGATGACTATATATTATGTCTAGGCGATCCATCCATCATTGCTGTGGTAGCATCGGTGGCGTCTAAAATGAATAGAGGAAAATATAAACTCTTGAAGTGGGACCGCATGGTAAAAAAATATTATCCCGTGGAGATAGACATCAACTAAATAAATATAGGAGAAAGCTATATGTCATTATTTGAAGATACGAAGAAAAGCATCGATGACTTTAAACAGTCAGGCGATGATCGATTACGAACTTTAGGAGAGCGTTGTGAGGATCTTGAAGAAGTACGTGAAGATATAAAGACAGCGAAAGCAAAACTAAAAGCTTTGGAAGAAGATCAATTCAAATTAGAAAATGAATCTATTCCAACATTGCTAGAGGAATTGAATATGAAGTCTGTCACACTTACAACAGGAACAAAAGTTTCTGTAGAAGAAGTGTATAAGGCACACATAAGTGAAGACAATAAAGCCGATGCGTTTGCATGGTTAAGAGAAAATGGGTTTGACGATATAATTAAAAATGATATTGTCGTGACCTTTGGAAGAGGAGAAGAAGACAATGCTACTGATTTGTATCAGAGATTGCGCGATGAAGGGCAAGCTCCAATACAGAAGAGCGGTGTTCATGCCTCTACCTTAAAAGCTTTTGTTAAGGAGCAAATACAAAAAGGTGTTGATTTGCCCCAAGACAAATTTGGTGTCTATGTAACCAACAAAGTGAAAATCACATAGTGAAACTTGAAAACTGAAAGAGGAAATTATGGCGAAGAATGCTATGACGACTAAGAAAGAAACAAAAGAGGTAGCACAGGTTATCCCTTTTGAAAACTTTGGATCAATGGGTTTTGATACTATTGATACACAAGACTACGCTACACCAAGGCTTAAAGCTTTGATGGCATTATCTCCAGAGGTACAGGATGAGACTGTTCCTGGAGCAAAGGCTGGCATGATATATAACAGCGTGACAGAAGAATTGTACAGTGGTGAAACTGGCATTCGTGTAATCCCTTGTGGCTTCGCAAGAGAATACGTTGAATGGTCTAACATCGGTACAGGATCTAATGCACCTGTTAATGTCTATCCCGCAACTTCAGATATTCTCTCACAAACAACGAGAGACAATATGAATAAAGATAGACTGGAGAATGGTAATTACATTGAAACATGTGCTAATCATTTTCTCTATGTTCTAAATGACAACGAGACATCTTCAGGAATGTTAGGTGCACCTTGTGTTATCACACTCAAATCAACAGGGTATAAACGAAGTAAGAAATTTAATTCTCTTATTCGTTCCGTGATCCCTTCTGCGTGGCCAATGTTTTCTGGTATCTTTAAAGTTACCACAACAAAACAGAAAAACGACAAAGGAACATGGCACTCTTTTGATTTCGCTTTCGATCGATTACTTGATCAAGGTAATGAAAAGGACATTGCAATCTTTAATTCTGCGAAAACTTTTGCTGAAACCGTTTCTAAGGGTGAGGCTAAAGTATCACAGGAAAGAGGAGAAGGCAATGCGACTACAACGGAAGAAGCTGTTCCGTTTTAGGTAGCGAAGAGGGGGCTCCAATCCTCAGTTAAGGGTTATCTGTGGGGAGCCTCCTTTTATTTTTAAAGGGTGTTATGAACGTAGAAAAATTTATAGAAATATTTTCAGGATTAGAAAGAGCCTATGGTTCTTATGAGCCTGATGGAAATGTAAGATCGGATGGTAAAAAAGGTGGCAAAGCTTTTATTAACAAACGATTAGTTACAGAAGAATTATGGGTTAATCATTTACAAGGAAAACAAAGTTTAGGAATTATACCAATCACAGACAACTCTACTTGCAGGTGGGGATGTATTGATATTGATGTGTATGAAGGATTTGACCACAGCATATTAATTAAACAAATAGAAAAAAATAAATTACCTGTTGTTGTTTGCAGATCAAAGAGTGGCGGTGCACATATATTTATTTTTACTACTGAACCAATCTCTGCAAAACTAATGCGATTAAAACTTCACGAGTTTAGAGCTCTTCTTAATTACGGCGATGCAGAAGTTTTTCCAAAACAAACAGAACTGGATACAGAGAGAGGGGACACAGGTAACTTTTTAAACCTTCCTTATTTTGATGGAGATAGATCGGTGCGTTATGGTTTTAACGAAAAAGCTGAATCACTATCAGTAGATGAGTTTATAGATTTTGTTCAAACAAAAATAATTTCAGAGAAAGATTTAAAATCATTTAAGTTAAAGAAAAGAAAAACAAAAGAAGAGCCAGAAGGTTTATTAGCAGATGGTCCACCTTGTTTACAAGGCTTGGCTCAAGATAAAATTCAAAAAGGAATGCGCAATGAATGTATGTTTCAATATTCTGTCTATGCAAAAAAGAAATGGGCAAATGAAAACTGGCAAAGTAAGGTGCACAGTTTTAACACATTAGAAAACTTTACAGAAATCTTAGACTACAGAGAAACTGATACCGTTATCAAAGAACAAGAGAAAAAAGATTACGGATATAAATGTAAAACAGAACCATTTAAGGGACGATGCAATAGAACAGAATGTCGTTCTCGTAAGTGGGGCATTGGTGATTTCTTTGAACCACAGATTTCTGGTTTACAAAAATATGAAACAGATGATCCTCAATGGTATTTAAATTTTACAATTTATACTGATGAAGGAGAAGAAGTTAGACGAATTAAATGCAACACGGAAGAATTATTTGATCAAAGAAAATTTAGAAAAAAGTGTATGGATGTTTTAACCGTGTTGCCTGATGCGATGGGTGGAGACGACTGGACTAAAAAACTACAGACGTTGATGGCTGATGCAGATGTAATTAAAATGGAAGAAGAAATATCTAAAGGTGGTCAGTTTGATCAACACTTAAAATCTTTCTTAACAGATCAAGGTATCTCTGATGATGTAAGAGATCTATTAGTTGGTAATCCTGTTCGTAAAAGAATTAATATTAAGAATGACGAAGATCAAACAGAAGAGATCGATGCTATTTTGTTTAATCCAAAAGATGTTGTTGATTATTGCACAAAGAAAAAATTTACAGCGCTAGATCAGACAAGAATGATATTAAGAATAAAAGAATCTTTTAAAGGGGATAGTCATAAACTTAGTGTCGATAATAATAAAAAATATGTTTGGTTTGTTCCTGATGATTTTCAAAAACCTAAAGATATCGACATACCAGACATGAAGAAAGCGGAACCGTTTTGACCACTAAAAAAATATTCGGACCTCCTGGCACAGGTAAGACACATACTCTTTTAAGTATTGTAGAAGAAGCTTTAGATAATGGAATAGAACCAAATAAAATTGGATACTTTTCTTTTACACAAAAAGCAGCGAAGGAAGCTATCTCGCGAGCCGTGGACCGTTTTCCACAATACGATAAAAAAGATTTTAAATATTTTAGAACGTTACATAGTTTAGCATACATAGAGCTTGGTCTTGGAAATGATTCAATGATGGATGATGATGATTACAAAGAGCTCTCTGATAAATTAAATATAAAAGTTTCTAATCCTAATCAAAAACTAAAACAGTATGGGGTGAGTTGGCAAGATGATGCGTATTTACAGGTTTATGATTTATCGCGTATTAAACAAGTCAGCCTTGAACATCAATTCATGCAACCTGACACACCGTTTTTAAAAGACGGAGAAATTAAATTAAGAAAAATTGCTCGGGGTTTTGAACGGTATAAAAAAGATAACAAATTCATGGACTTCACCGACATGATTATAGAGTACACAAAAAGAAAAATGACTCCTCGTTTTGAAGTTTTAATTATTGATGAGGCGCAAGATCTTAGTAGCATTCAGTGGGATCTGGTTGAACTACTATCACGTTCTTCTAAATCTGTTTACATTGCCGGGGATGATGACCAAGCAGTTTTTAAATGGGCGGGCGCAAGCCCAGAAAGATTTCTTAGATTAAAAGGTGAGCAAGTTATTTTAAATCAATCGTACCGTGTTCCGTTAGCCGTGCAAGAGAAAGCGGTAAACATTATAAATAGAATTCCTGAGAATGAACGCGTTATGAAAAATTGGAACCCTCGTGATTTTCAAGGACTTTACAAAAAACACAATTTTGTTTTCTTTAATAATTTTAATTTACATAATAATGATTGGTTGATTTTAGCCAGAACAAAATATCATTTAGATAATGTAGAAAAAGAATTAAAAAAAACAGGAGTATTTTATTCTCGTTACGATAAAAAATCTATTTCTGATCGACTGTTAAACGCAATTATTTCATGGACTGATGTTTCAAGAGGCAAATCAGTGTCTCTAAAATCAGTGAAAGATATGTATAGTTACATGAAAGTAGACGAAGACGTTGCGCATGGGTTTAAAACAATGCCTAGAGCATCAGATACAGCGCAATACACATATGAAGATCTAAAAAATAACTATGGATTACTCGCAAAAAAAGATATGATATGGCGAGAATCAATGTCTGACATATCAGACAGTAAAGCACAGTACGTAAAAAAGATGTTGGAGAATAAACAAAACTTAAAAAAAGATCCTGATGTACGCCTCTCTACTATACATGCTTCAAAAGGCGGGCAAGCATCAAACGTATTATTATTTTCTGACACGTCTTCAAAAGCGGACGAAGCTTACAGACGAAATAAGAGTGATGAAAGAAGAGTTTTTTATGTAGGAATGACAAGAGCAAAAGAACAACTGCACGTAGTTCGTTCAGAAACAATGTATGAGTTTGGAGAATTGTTTTGGAGTTAAAAGAATTTAAAAAACATACAAGAACAACTCTGCGCGGTGTTCAAGAATGCCTATATAAACTGCCCCAACTTAAACGTCCTGATGTTGAGCGCTATCTAAAATTGGCGGTATTAGATTTGCAACTCGTGCTTAATGAAATACGGGCGTTGGAAAGTAAACATGGCGAAGAAAAAAAGAAGTAAAAGCACTTTACAAATTCCATTCCCGGAATTTAATTTTAAAAGAGAATTAGATTGGGCTCCTCCAGAATCTCTCCCCGATTTATCTGATGCAAAAGAAATAGCAATTGATTTAGAAACAAGAGACAATGGTTTAGGTTCTGGTGTTGGTCCTGGTTGGGCTACTAAAAATGGATATCCAATAGGTATAGCCGTAGCCGTTGAAGGATGGAAAGGATATTTTCCTATTGCCCATGAAGGTGGTGGGAACATGGATAAAAATTTAGTTCTTCGTTACATGAAAGAAATTTTAAAACTACCTTGTGATAAAGTTTTTCATAATGCTATTTATGATGTTGGTTGGATGCATGCTTTAGATCTGCAAGTAAATGGTCGTATTATAGACACATTGATTGCCGCTCCATTAGTTGATGAAAACAGATATCGTTACACTCTTGATGATTTAGGAAAAGAATATGTTGGAGAGAAAAAATCACAACACGATTTATATGAGGCCGCAAAAGAATGGGGGGTAAATCCAAAAACAGAAATGTGGAGACTTCCTCCAATGTACGTTGGCCCTTATGCTGAACAAGATGCGGCTTTGACGTTAAAGCTATGGGGCGCTTTAAAAACAAAAATTATACAAGATGATTTATTAGATGTTTTTAAATTGGAGTCTGACTTATTCCCTGTATTATTTGAAATGAAAAAACAAGGAGTACGCATTGACTTGGATAAAGCGGAAGCTACAAAAAAAGATTTGTATAAACAAGAGCAAGGAATTCTTAAAAAGATTCATGACATCTCTGGCATGCATGTTGATATATGGGCAGCAGCTTCTGTTGCAAAAGCTTTCGATGCTCAAGGAATTGAGTATGATAAAACTGAAAAAACAAAACAAGCAAAATTGGATAAAGAGTTTTTGGTATCTCATCCTAGTGATTTGGCTAGGTTGGTTGTTAGGGCTCGTGAGATTAATAAAGCGAGAACCACCTTCATCGATAGTATACTCAAGCATTCGCACAGAGGGAGGATTTTCGCTGAGGTTAACCAAATGCGTAACGAGCAAGGAGGAACTATATCAGGACGTCTTTCCATGCAAAACCCGAACTTACAACAAATCCCAGCAAGAGACGAAGAGATAGGTCCATTAATTAGAAGTTTATTTATTCCTGAAGAAGGAACGACATGGGGGTGTTTTGATTATTCGCAACAGGAACCGCGATTGTTAGTTCATTATGCATCTGTCTTAAAACAAGAAGGTTCTGAAACATTAGTAAATGGATACCGTGAGGGTGATATTGATTTTCATCAAGTAGTTGCAGATATGGCGGGCATAAAACGTAAGCAAGCTAAAACAATTAATCTTGGTATGATGTACGGTATGGGTAAAGCAAAACTAGCTGATCAATTAAATTTAAGTTTAAGGGAGGCGGAAGAACTCTTTACTAAATATCATTCCAATGTTCCTTTTGTTCGAGCAATTAGTAGACGAGCAATGAAACTAGCGGGGGACAGAGGATATATTAGAACGTTAAAAGGTCGTAAGTGTCGTTTTGATTTATGGGAACCTTTAGAATTTGGTGCAGGCTTGCCTTTACCAAGAAATGAAGCCGCCGCTAAGTATGGTGGATTTAGCCAGTTAAAAAGAGGTTGGACATACAAAGCGTTAAACAGATTAATACAAGGAGGTTCAGCTGATCAAACAAAACAAGCGATGGTGTCTTTGTATGATGAAGGATTTTTACCTATGATACAAGTTCATGATGAAGTTGATATTTCTGTGGAGAACGAAAAGCAAGCGGAAAAGATAAAAGAAATCATGCAAACATGCGTGGAATTAAATGTTCCTAGTGTAGTTGATTATGAAAAAGGCGCATCGTGGGGCGAGATCAAATAGTAAATAAACGTTGCACGCGTTGTAATACACATACAAAAGTAGATTGTGAGATAGGTCCTTCTTGGGGTGAAGTAAAGTGATCAAACAAGAAAGAAATAGACGTTATAGAGCTACAAAAAAAGGTAGAAAAAAACATAACGAAGTAAATAAGAAATACATT